GATGGATGGAAGATGCAGTTGCAATCTATCGTATCTCTAGGGCACCAGAACGACGGGTTTTCTACATTGACGTTGGTAACCTCCCAAAAATGAAGGCCGAACAGTACCTACGAGACATGATGGTGAAGCATAAGAACAAGTTGATTTATGATTCTTCCACAGGTGAGATTAGGGACGACCGAAAGTTCATGACCATGACGGAAGATTTTTGGCTGCCTCGCCGTGAAGGTAATAGGGGTACAGAAATCACTACACTTCAGGCAGGTCAGAACCTAGGTGAAATTGAAGACATCAACTTTTTCCTGAACAAACTGTACAAAGCCCTGAATGTCCCTGTGTCCAGGTTAGACACCGAAAACAGTATGTTTAATATCGGCAGAGCTTCAGAAATCACTAGAGATGAGCTTAAGTTCTCTAAGTTTATCAATAGACTACGTGCAAGGTTCTCTATCCTATTTGATGAATTGCTTGAGATGCAACTTGTCCTTAAAGGCGTCACTAACAAAAAAGATTGGAAGGTAATCAAAGAGCAAATCCATTATGATTTCAAACGGGACAACTACTTTGAAGAACTGAAAAACCAAGAGATGCTCAGAAGTAGGTTTGAAATTCTAATGGAAGTTGACAACTATATTGGTCGTTATTTCTCCTTAGAATGGGTCAAGAAGAATATTCTCTTCCAGAGCGACGACGATATTAAAGAACTAGAGAAACAGATGAAAGACGAAAGAGGAGAATCTGACTCTGATGATGATAATCTGGGCTCGTTCAGTGGTGCTGAGTTCCCAGGTGGTGCAGGAGTTCCTAAGTAAGTCATGTCATCTCATAACATTATGCTAATGGATGTTTTATCCTTAGACTGCACAAGAGTTCCACATACTGATAAAACAGAATTATTATAAATATACGAGTATAGACAAGGAGAATTAATGATGGACACAAAAGATTTAATACAATCTGCTTTGGATGGTGATGCATCAGGCTTTAAAGATGGTATCAATACGAAACTTTTAGATAAAGTTAAGGATGCGTTAGATGTAAAGCGTATGGAAATCTCTGGTACTTACTTCAACGAACCAAAAGTTGAAGCAGAAGTTGACAGTAATCTTGAAAAAACTGAATTGAGTGAGAAACAATTTGTCTCAGAAGTGGCTCCTGATGCACCAGACCCGGCCAAACTTCTTCGGTTAGGATTTGGTAGTGATGAAAAAGCTCAGGAAGCCGTATTATGGATGAACAAAAATCTTCCTCCAGAGAATATGGGATTTGCTGAACTAGACCATGTTGAAGAAAACATTATGTTCGGAGAAGTAGATGATGTTAAGGGTCTTATGGGTAGCCTTAAAAAGGCAGGGTTCAAAATTAGCTTAGAGAGTAGAGAAGCCCATTCTACTGCTGATATTATCAAAAGCATCGAAGATAGACAAGATGCTGCTGTATAAGGAACAAGGACAAAAATGAAAAACTTTAGATCGTTACGTGACGAACTTTTAGAAGCACCAGATAGTCGAGAATTAAAATTAGTACATGATGATCCACAGAATGAAACAAGTGACAACCGACAAGCTCAAAGAGAATTTCTCAAGAAGCATGTTGTCCATTTTATGAGACATCCTGCGGGCAATGAACACGTTTTTAGTGGTTCAAGGGACCCAGTTGGACCAAATTTACCAGATGTTGTATCCGAGGACCTTAAAGAAGCAAAGGAGAAAGACGAGTACCAAAAGTTTTTTGAGAAAGCACTCAAGAAGTTTAAGATAGATTCTCCTGCTGACCTCAAGTCTGATGAAGCAAAGAAGAAGTTTTTTGACTATGTAGATAAGAATTGGAAGGGTACAGATGAACCTATAGAGCCTGATAAAGTTCCGGGCCAAAAAAGTGCGAAGCCCAAAGCGCCTAATACCATGGAAGAACGTGAAATCACTGAAGATGTGTATAATACCTTACTGGATATTGTCAAAAGACGCCAACGGAAAAGTGTAAAATTTGATAATAGAAAGACCCTTGATGTAGATACCACAACAGCTGGTGCTCTTATTAAAGTTCATGATGCTCTAAAGCCACAAAATCAAAAGAAATACAAAGAGAACCTCTCAAAAGGACCGCAAGCCTTTTTGAAGATGGTTGACTTTGCTTTTGATAACGTGAGTTAGGGAGAGTTTCAAATGGCTTCTCATAACGTCATTAACAAAGGCAACAAAGGTGGATACGTTACCTACAGATTCAATAATACTGGGCAAAGCTGGTTCCATGAAGCCAATGTTGCAGGCGAAACCGTCAATTCAATGCACATCTCAAATGTGATTTGGTCTGCTAATAATTCTGGTACATGGACTATCCAAAGAGGGGCAAATGTCGTACTAACTCTTACAGGTACAGGCAGATGGGACTTATATCAAGAACCTATCGTTCTTGAAAATGCTGGCGAACAGGTATCCAACCTTGTTTGCACAATGAGTCCAAATGCTAATGGGTGTCTTATTCTCAGGATGCACAAATCCTCCACATTTGATCCAGAAACACCAACGGGGAACTAAACCAATGAAACTAATAACCGAAATGTGCGAAGAAGTAGAAGTGGTTACAGAAGCAAAAGAAGGTGGTGAAGGTAAGAACTACTACCTTCAGGGCATCTTTATGCAGTCTGGTGAAAAGAACCGCAATGGTAGGTTGTATAAGAAAGAGATTCTACAACGAGAAGTCACTAGATATATCAAAGAGAACATCAAAAAGAACCGTGCTTATGGTGAGTTAGGTCATCCCGAAGGTCCCACCATTAATCTTGACCGTGTATCACATATGATCAAAGAATTGGTTGAAGATGGTAACAATTTTGTTGGTAAGGCATTGGTTTTAGACACACCAAGTGGAAAGATTGTGCAGGAATTCCTCAAACAGGAAGCCTCTTTAGGCGTTTCGTCAAGAGGTATGGGTTCACTAAAACAGTCTAAAGGTGTTCAAGAAGTGCAGGATGATTTCATTCTTGCGACCCCTGCCGACATAGTTGCGGACCCGTCTGCAAAGGAAGCATTTGTGAACGGTATCATGGAAGGTAGGGAATGGGTTTGGGACAATGGTATTGTCCGAGAGGTCGATATTGCCAAGTACCACCAAGCAATTTCTGGGGCGAGTAGAAGCGACCTAGAGTCAACACAACTTAAGGCTTTTTCCAATTTCATACAAAAATTGTAAGTTGAAAGAAGAAAAAGTATAAATATAAGACAATATTAGAAAGTCTTTCAAGAGGAGATTAACAATGGCTGGAGAAAATATGCGAGGAGCGCTTGAGGATACAAGCCTAAACGAGGTAAAGAAGAAAAAGAGTGACCATAGCGGTGGCGAACCCGGCACTGGTGTTAAACCCGCCGAAGTTCCAAGCCCGGCTGAAGATCCTAAAGATGCCGAAGACCCCAAGGCTGATGACAAAGAGGGTAAAGAAACTGATGCCGAGATGGGCAAGAAAAAGAAGTCCGCAACTAAGGTGGACATGAAGGTAGAAGATAAAACTCCTACCGCTAAAATTCCCACAACAAAGGCTGGTATGATTAATAACATGCTAGATAACCTTAAAGGTCTGAAGAAAGCCGAATTAGAGTCTATCTTCCCCGACCTTATGAAATCCTTTGTTCAGGAAGATGATGATTTAGGTGACAATGATTCAGGTGACGACGCTAAGAAAGTGGTTCCTGGAGAAGAGGAAGAGGAAGTCAAACCGTCCAACCTCAAGAATAAAAAGGATGAGGATGAGGATATGCAAGCAACGGAATCAAAGAGGGTATCAAAGAAAATCACTAAGGAAGATATTGACCTTAAAGACGACGTTGAAGCCCTATTTGAAGGTGACGAGGAACTCTCCGACGAATTTAAAGACAAGGCAACTCTGATTTTTGAAACTGCCGTGGTTACCAAGATCAACAAGAAACTTGAGGAAATCACTCAGGAAAACGACAAAGAATTAGAAGAAGTCACAGACAAAATGAAAAGCAACCTTACATCTTCAATGGAGACTAAGGTTGATGAATATCTTGAGTATGTGGTTGAAGAATGGATGGCTGAGAACCAGTTAGCTATTGAATCAGGCATCCGTAACGAACTTACTGAGGAGTTTATTTCAGGTCTCAAGACCCTATTTGAAGACCATTTCATTGACATTCCAGAGTCTAAGGTAGATGTTGTTGAGGAACTTGGAAACAAGGTCGATGAGCTTGAAAGCAACCTCAACCGTGAAATTGAAACAAACATAAAATTGAGAAAATCCAATGATGATTTCGCAAAATCTGATGTCATTGCTGATGTTTGTAGTGGTCTAGTAGATACCGAGATTGAAAAGGTTACGGAACTAGCTGAAGGTATTGACTTCGAGAACGAAGAAGACTATAAGCAGAAGTTAGAAACCGTTAAAGAGAACTACTTTCCGTCAGAGACAGGAGAAGATGGAAAAGTCGTAATTGATAATGATATTG